ATGGACTAAGCAAACGTTGCTAGTAGGGTTGCATTTAATGTGTTGTATGTTTGTATTTTCTTTCGCTAAAGAATTTGGGGCAACTATTATCACTCATGAGGCGCGAGAGAATAGCGATATTGAGATGACAGGCTATAGGATGGTTTGAATATGAGTGATTTTGCTTGTCCATATTGTGACTATAAGTATACTGGTGTTTTTTACATAGAAACTACTTTAGATATTAAAAATACGTCTGTTTGTATTGTTGAAGATGGTGGTGATGTAAATCTCATATGTGATCATTGTGGAAAAGAATTTATCGTGGATACTTTCATAAAATATTATTCAAGAAAAAAAGAAACAACGGTTACATGCGCAGAGACATTAACAAGTTTTAAATAGAAGACTATTGCTGAAATATCTTTTGCACTAATACATAAGCATGCGGATACATGATGAAGAATCCGATAGCGTATGCTACGTATTTAATCATGGTGGTGGCTGTTTTTATCTCATTGATTATCCTGGTATTTTCATCAACTTTTGAAGTAAATTCTTTAAAAATGGTTTTTATGTTCACATGCTCAGACTCCATGACGCTTAACCTGGATGATAATTCAATAATTTTTTCTGTTGAGTCCATCTTTGGTTCTTCTTGTGTTAAAACCGCGCTCATTACTTTACCTTAATATATTCTTCTATAATGTTTTTTGCTTCAATCCAGCCATGCGCAACATATGCGCTGTAGCCTACACTTATCATTGTTTCAATCCACGATTTTTGCGAAGGTGTTGCTTTACAACTTTCGTCCGCTTTCATCTCAATCCAAAGGCCGTGATATCCGTTGCTTGGGTAAGCAAAGAAATAATCACTAACCCCAGGCTTAAGACCCTCCCTCTTCAGAAATACAGCTTCTAGCGGCGTGCGGAAACCACCATTTTCGATTAAAAACAGATAAGGCTCAATGTTTTTATTGAGCCTAGCCCATTGCATTAATGCTATTTTTTCACGTGACTCAGGCTGCTGCTTTTTCATTTTCTGCTAAATTATTAGCTAAATTAATAGGTTTGGCATCTAACTTTTTAGCCTCGTCTTCCGCTGCCTTTGTTAAAACCATCCGAATTGAATCTATTTCATTTAAAATAGCTGCGCCAGAAAATTTAAGCGCAGCATCAAATATTTTACCTAAAGCGTTTGCAAAAACAGTATCTACATTGATGTTCATATTGACTTCTCCTTGGTTGATTAAATTGCAGCTTCAATGATTACATAAAAAATGTATCTATCATCTGACGCATTGTCTGATGTGATGATGATATCACTGCCAATATTAATATCTGCAGATAATACCCCTGCGTTTACCGATGTGGTTTGTGCTGAGTATAGGATTCTGGTGTGAACGTTGGCGGCTGTATATGATATCGTTAAACTTCCCCCTGATAATTGACCCATATCCGCATATTGCCCTGGCTCGAATCTTAGCTGGCTTGTAGAGCTCAAGAGTAGTGATTCAAAGAATTGGACTCGGTTATAGCCGAACAAACACGAGGCGTTAAAGTCGGTGTGATTTATATCTGAAGATGAGCCGAAATACACGCCGGATTCAGACGGGAATGCTATCTGCGGAGCTTGTCCAGAGCCTGGACCTCCAGTACCGGTATAACCAGAAATAATCGACAAATATACATCGTTATCACCGCCAGCAATCGCCAACTGTGTATTAGTATCATTGTCGGCGGATTGGCCGAAAATTATAGTGGTGGCGTTAAAACCATCTGGCACAACATCTGTGCCCACCGCAAGTTTACTCCATGCGGCTACTACACCGTTGCTATGAATAGACCATAGTTTGGCGAAGTCGCTCACGGTAGTATCGGTGCAAATTCCAATTTGGAATTGATTGCCAACAGAAGACGGGATGGCTAAATATTGCCTGTCATTATGTCCCGCCAAAAACGTAAGGAAACTGGCGCCCTCGTTTGTAGCAATGTTAAATTGAGTGTAGGTATCGGTGCTAGCGGATGCTACGTTAGCGTATAGTAATGTCTGGCTATAATTACCAGGTACTGAATCACCAACGTTTAAAAAATTAGATACGGTAGTGTTCAAAAGATTTACGTTAGCGCTATCTATGATAATTGGAGTGGTTGTATCATCTCCATAATGAAAAATGTTTAACGTATCTTCGGTTTGCTCAATACTAAAATAGGTTTTCTCGAATCCATCCATGTCTAAGCCATTAAAATAAAATAAATTGCTAAGTCCTGGGTTGTTAGCGTCAAAAAGCTTTATCAGTGGACTTACTCCTTCAATGCCGCCCACTACTAATTCGTTATGAACGATCATCGGCACTTCACTGATGTTCGCATCACCGAAAGTGAATAAAAGATTGCCTGAGTCGTTGAAATTTTGAGTTGGTGCTCTCACGATTTTCAAGTTGTTGTATAAGCCGTCGCTGTGACCAAAAACAACAACCGGAGAATCTGTAGTACCAAAAAGACTGTACGCTCCGGAATATAACGACACAAACGAACTTGCGGAATCTTGCGCCCCACTTGCTACCGAAAATTGCGAGGCGTTACCGTCACCGGTCGTCAACCCTTCCATATAATTTAATAACGTCGCCGTAATAGCGTGGCTTGGTATATCGACAGGATCACCTTGCATCACGTTGTTGTAAACTTTCAAAGGATTGTAAATTGATGTAGCTTCTAATTCCGCAAAAATAATTGGATAAGGGGTTCCAGCACTATCCACTCGAAACGAAAAAGCGTCCAAAGCATCTAACTGTATACAGTAATTCGATGAAAAATAAACATTATTTATCTTCGCATCGACATTCCCGCCTCCTCCACCTTGAGTTCTTAAGATTATACCGGCGGCGTTTGTATTGGTTGGGGTTCCGGCAAGTCCTGCGGTGACTAATAATTGATTCGACACACCGGTTCCGATCAAGTTAAACGCCGCAGATTGCGTTATTATTGTGCTTGGGAAGGTTAACGTTACCGCTCCAGTTTGAGCGGAGCCAGATGTTCCGTTAGCTAAAACTTGATTGGCTGTTCCAATAACGGAGGTGTTAACAATTTGTGAAGTGGTGGCTAAAGTTCCAGTCGTGGGAAATGTTACCGCGGTTGTTGCGGTCATTGTGAACGTTGAGTTAAATGCACCTGACGTGGTTAAATTTCCGCCAAGGGTTATAGATTTTCCGTTTAATAATATATTGGTGACGGATAATGTGTCAGAAGTCGAATTATATGAAATTCCCGTTGGGTCTTGGGCTATATTGCCGTTTGAATTAGCAAATAGAACTGCTCCGCTGGTTAAGCCTGCTAATCCAGCCGCCGCGCAAGTTATTGCAGAGTCATTTGTTAATCCATAAGGAGACCTGCCCGAATAAAGTAAGTCAGTTGATAAAAGATTAGTTGATGGGTTCTGATCATAAATTTGCTTTATATTTAAATCGGTCATTTATGACGCTCCCAACAATAGAAAAAAGTCTGAGTTAAGCAGCATGAAATCATCGCCGTTTAAAAGCCTAAAGTTATGACCTGGAGTGATAAATTTAGGCTTTAATAAAAGGTAAAATATTGCGGTTATTCCATACGACATCTAATCACTCCACCATAAGCTGGTAGCCGTGGTTCCGGTGGTATTGATTCGCTTGAAGAGCATAAAATGATAGCCATCACCGACTGGAAAATTGCTAACCAGCGTATCATCAATAGCAACATAAGAAACAAGGCCGGATGAGCCAACAAGAAGCCATCTAGCGGTTGTTCCGAAATCAGTATCAAGAGCAACCTGACGCCACTTGTTAGCCGGACCAATCGTGCGGATTGGGTTGGTTATATTTTGAGTTGCGTCGTAATTAGGTATATTTATTCCCATGATTCCCTCTTAAACAATGCAACGTCCGACTTCAGACCACGTAGTACCATTGTAAACCAAGGTCAAAGTACTATTTGCGGTAATCGTGGTTATGTTCACGTGAGCAGATAAGATTAAAGCCGCAAAGCCAGTCGCTGGAGTTTGGTTGTAAGCGACAGTTGGCGTGGAAGCGAATTGCAAGGTAATTTGGTCGCCGGAGCTCCAGCCTATGGTCGAGATTAAGTTAATGGTAGTGGTGCCGGTAACGGTATAGAATGAAGCGCCAACCGGAACAGTCAGGTTGTTAGCGCTAGCCAGAGAGCCACCATTGTTAGCGCCAAGAATTTGTGATTGGTCGATAACCGCCGTTGAATTTTGAATTAAATGCTGTGTATAGCTAAGAATCCATTGGTCTGTGCCAACATCCGACGCAACTACGTTAATGTTATCAACGGTGCTTGTGGAGTTTTTGGCGAGCTTGTATACACCATAACCAGTAACAACTGCGTAGGTACCGTTAGCCAGACGTGCGCTAGGAGCGGCTGTTAGCAACGCGGTTGTTGCGTAAGTATTCCAGGTAGTGTCGGTGTTAACGAATGATACGGTCATTTTATTTCCTCTTGTTTAAAGTTTAACGAATAATTTAGCTACGAATGCAAATGGGTTCATAAGTGAAAAAGAACTACCAGAGCCGGCACTTGAAGTGGTATTTATGCTGCCAAAACTACCAACAGTACTGGTCGGCACAACATCTGAGCCACTTGGCGTAATAGTGGTAACTCCCACGGTGCCAGGAGTTGTTAGCACGTTAGTGCCCAAACCATGGGTGTGACTCAAAAGAGCGTTACTTGTTTCTGCACCACCAGTTACACCAATAGCCCTGCTTGTTAATCCAGAGCCTGCGCCCGCATTACCCAATAATCGACCCATGGATAATGGCAAAGTTAAAGTCTTGTTAGCAAGGAAATCGGCTGATGCAGAGGCTCCTCTTCCGCCGGACACGGGACAAACGCTGTTTGAATAATTATCGTAAAATAAACTATAAAGTGTAAAACATTCAGACCCATTATAGTTATTGGCTATGGAATCATAAGAGCCTATAGTTCCGTCATCTAAAGCAATCCAGCCAGTTGGCACAGATGCGTTTAATGGTTTAAAAATAATGTCGCCTACTGGGTTGTGAAACCATTGTTTGTCTAAATTTAACTTTTGTTCATTAACAGTTGTGTATTGGTATGCGGTAGGTTGTGCGCCAAGTTCGTTTTGCACGTTAACAAAATCAATATTGGTTGATGAAGACGCATTCAAAGGAAGTGAAAATTGCATGTTAAAAGAATCATTGCCAGCCGTTCCCAGTGTTTTCCCAGACGTAGAATCAACTGTAAATGTCACGGAATACAAATCCCAAGTTGGCGTTAAATCTATTGTAGCCACTTCTTCAATAACGGATGCAGACGGAGAGCCGCCAGTCCCGAAGAATTGCTTGTAACTGATTGTGAGCGTTGATGATGTCGAGCTTCTGGCGTAGAACTGAAATGATAATGTTTCACCATTGAATGTTTGCACGCTTTCGCAAGATTGATAAAGGTTCTTAAAAGTCTCGCCCGCGCCTGTAGCTTCGACAGTCCACGACAAATAACCGACCGGAGTATTTGGAACGTCTACTTGACCACTTGAAAAATTTACAAATTCAAACGTATCGGTAGCGGAGTTGTTGCTCTTTTCAAAGAGCCAATCATCTACAACATATACTGGGCCAAGTTCGTTAATAAATGAAACTGGATTCATAAATCGCGAGGATGTAAATTGAGGATTCCTAATGTAATTTCTAGATATAGCTGTGCCGCTTGGGTTGCCTCCGATTAGTGAAGCTCCGCTAAAATTATCATAAGAATAGTAGACTGTGTCATCACCCAGAGGACCTAATATTTCAACAAAATACAAATCATTTGGGTCGTCACTATTCAACGCCCAGTAAATTAACACTTGACCCAAAGCATTCGCTGTGACAGGATTGCTATTAGCTGGAGGCGGGTCGCCAACATTGGTTTGATAAGTGGCTTTTAGCGTAGTGTTATCAATAGAACTTTTTGTTCTAACGCGAGCGCCAGCAAGCGGCTTGCCGATTAAACTAGCTGTGGCAGATAAGGGATATATAATCTGCTGTGTAGGGAAGGATGCGTTGTTGTATGTAATTGTCATCTTTTATCCGAGGTGTTTTATGAATCCGTTAAACACAAAAGATTTAAAAAAAATCTTTAATGTAATTAAAAACAAACCGTTTCAAACTATTGTATGCGTTATCATTTGTTCAATTATCGCTCACCTATATAAAGAATTTTGGCCGTTAGAAATAGGTTTGTTCTTATTGTTTATGAACATGTATTTCAACGAAGCTTCTCTTGAGCTAGATAACCAGAAGCGCCAGCAGACAATGGAGCCAAAACATTACTAGGTACTTTTGTTCCAAATGCCAAGCCTCTAATAACAGATGGATTTTTTAGAATACTTGTAATAATTGGTGCGGCTGCTAAAGTTCCTAGCACCCCACCTAAAGCAAGATGATTTCCAGTAGCCGCCGCCAATCCAGCAGCACCCATAGATTTCATAAAATTAGAATATCCAACTTGCGCGCCAGTTTGAGGGTTAAAATACACGTCTGGAACCCTCTTTCGCAATAGAGAAACATCATTCAAAACTTGTTTATGCTTTGGCGACACAAGCAAGTCTTTCATTGAATCTTCTAAATTATCCCAGTCGCCCAAACCATTAGCACTTGCTATTACTCTTCCGTTTTTTTGCGGCATGTTTTTAGTTAAAAAGTAATAAGCAAGTTGATTTTTTTTGTCTTCCGGCAGTTTATCGAGAATCTTTTTAAGTATAGTGGGATGCGCATATTGCCCAGTTCTAACAAATTTCTGAACAATAGAGTCGGGGTCACCACCTTCTTTTGCAAATTTCTTGATGTCTGGGTCATCAAAGGGGGCTATTTTTTCATTATAGATTCTTTTGTGAGTTTGCCAGAAGTCATTAAATTGCTTTAATTTTAATGGTAAATCTTTGGGTGAGTCAGGATTATTTACATTGTTTCTCAATAGGTTGATATCATCTAAGATTGATTTATTCCTGTCTCCAACCAATATACTCTTAGTTTGGTCGCTTAGCTTTTCCCAGTTGTCCAGATTGTTTATAGCGGCCTGAACTTTACCTTTTTTAACCGGCAAGTCTTTTGTTAAATGATAATAAGCTAGTAACTTTTTTTGATCATCTGGGAGTTTATCCGTAAGCTTTTTAAGCCTGGTGACTTGCTCATATTGTCCAGGTTTTAAAAAGTCTCTAATAATTAAATCTGGGTCAGCATCTTCCCTTAAATACTTCTTAATAGAAGGGTCATCAAATGGCTTTATCTCATTTTTGTAGAATTCTTTTGCTTGATTGTATTTCTGAAATAATTCAGGATCGCCAGCATTGTTAGCGGAGTCTTCCATGTCTTCTAGCAAAGCGCCCCGCGCTTTATGTAGCAAAGATTGAGCGTATTTATTCTTGCCAAGAATATCATTGCCACCGATAGAGTCTGCCATATCCCTTAAGTTATAAGCAGCTAATGAAGCTCCCTTGAATGATTTTGGTCTAAGCTGATTAGCATATTTTAATAAATCTCTATTATTGGATAAATTAGCATCATAGTTTTCATTCAGGTGCTCGATAGCCTCTCTTGGATTTTCAAAATCATGATCTCCCACAGCATTAAGATAATTAACTACTTCCTCCGGTTTCTGAAATCCGGCACCAGTCGCGTTGTAAAAAGCTCTAATCTTGGAAATTAATGGCGATGGTAATTGGTTTTCAGGTTCAGAAAATAATTTTGATTTGTTAGTATCAAGTATCTCTTTGAGAGCCTTTCTGTATTTAGTGGGTTCTGGATTAGCACCTATTTCATTGGCTCTATTATCCACCTCATTAAACATATTGTATTTGTCTGCTTGTTTTTCTTTAAGCAAGTTTCTGACAGATGAATTTAAAATCTTAGGTATATCTTCAGGCTTGGCGGTTCCCTTTAAGTCACTCAATACAGCGTTGTACGTATTGTTTAATGCATTAACTGGCTGTTGTCGTAAATGCTCGATATCTTTGTTAGTATCAATTAACGCCTTTTGTATATTCTTTGGTATGTCAGCAACATTAGCATCGCCTTTCATCTCATCTAACGACGCACCTAATTGATTGTTGAGATTCTGTGATGCCTTTTCATACATTCCACTCACGCCGCTACTTGGCACCAATTGAAGCGTATTTTTAACCTGCCTATTAAGCTGAGGCCTATTTGATAGTTCCGCAGCGCTTAGCGTGGTACCCGTTCTTTGAGCCGCAGCGATTGCTGCCGCGGCATCCTCAGGCGATACAGACCTTCCAATAGCCGACGAAACCAACGCCGGAGCCAAACCAAACGCAGCGCCAAACTTAGCTGCGTTGCCGAATGTCTCGCCTATTGGCTTATCGGGGTTTAATAATGTATTTTGCATTCCTGCTAATGCGCCGGTGCCAGCCATGCTTCCAAGTACAGAAGCGAGCCTAGGCGCGCCCGGAAGCAAGCCAGAAGCTATTCCTTTAGCGGCATCGACGCCTAAGCCCATGGCTTTAGATAATCCTGGACCAAAAGTAGCGCCCGTTAGGTTTCCAGCCAATGAAAACCCTGGATTTTCTTTCTCTAGTGAACCTAGATAGTCACCTAACGAGGTATCATTCTTTGAGTAATCGAATGGGTCAGGTGCCTGAAGATGGGTGCCTAGCAATGCGTTTATAGCCCTATCACCATATTTCGCAATACCTACGCCCAATGAGCCATAGCCTTTAGGAATGGCGGTAGCGAATGCCTGCAATGCTTTTGATCTTTGTCTATCTTGAGCTATGTCCGACAGGCCGCCGGAGATAATGCCGAATGCAGTATTTAAACGTGGGTTTTGATTCAGGTATTGTTGAACTTCTGGCTTTAATAAAGAATCACTAGGAGCGGCAGATTGCTCTGGTGAATCATCAAAGACAGAATCAGGAAGGCGTTTTATTTCTTTGGAATCATCAACGATATCATCAAAGACAGAATCAGGTAACTTTTTCATGCCTAATCCCTAATTTATCATGGTATTCTTTCAGCGCATTTTTTTGGTCTTTGTTTAGAACCGAGATTATTTCTTTGGCGTATTCTGGATTAGCAGAAATTTGCTGGTAAAAATCCTCTGGGTCAAACTTGACCTTAATGTCTTCGTATTTGTCATCTCTGCCAGCGGTATGCAATGCGGTTTTGGATTCTTTATTTATAATATCAGTTAAAGTATTATAAGAAATCATTGCCGATGCGGGGTTGTTTTTCCAATTAACTGGATTGAATACTTGAAGAGTGTGCTTGCTAGCTTCTGGTGAAATACTTGCGCCAAAGAATTGTGTAGCCTGGTCTTTTGCCGTGTTAAGTTGCTCTAAAAATGATATATATTTATTGTAGGTGGGAGAGTTGCTTGCAAAATCAATCGCTAGGTTAGCTTTACCATTTGGTCCCATGTATCTAGCAAAAGTAATAGCTGGATAACCATATTGCTGGTTTAAAGTCTTGAATGTCTGCAATAGATTCTCTGCGTAGTTAGCTTTTTGAATCAATTGAGGAGAGGCGACTTTATTCTCGGCTTTAATCTTCTCTTGCTCTATTAATTTCTTGGTCACCTCATCCGGCGCGCGATTCTCTGCTGTGTCAGTTAATGATTGCTGTTGCGGAGGTTGTTTTTCTTTAAATGTAGACCAGTCAATATTTTGCAATCTGGCTTGTTGCGCAGGGGTCATGGGTAGTTGACGTGGCTTTGTGAATGGTTGCGCCTGTAGTTGCGCTGATTGCATTTGCTCCCCAGCATCTTGACCAAGCGGAGCATTGACGGATGGCTGACCAAAGGTTTGAACGCCTGAAAATGGGGTTGCTTGTTGAGCTCTGGGCATGCTGGAAAACATATTGTTGGCCATTTGCGCCAATCCTGCGCGCAATCCACTATTATCTTGCAATGGAATGCTGCCCATGTGCGTAGCACCGGATAATATCTGAGGAATAAATGTACTTTTGGTTAAGTCGTCAGCTCCCCTCAAAGGAGCGAAAGGCGAAATTGAGTTATTAGCAGCCGCAAATCCTTTAAGAAAACCAGCTTGCGCAGTAGTTGGGTACCAAGCACCCTTTTGTTGCGTAAGGAAGATGTCTGCCTTTTCCTTGTCAGCCGCATACGGAAGAATGGCTTCTTTAGCCATGTTATCGAGATAGCTTTTTCTAGCCTCGTTAACACTCTGCAAAGAGTTCATCGCATTGTTAAATGCGCTTCGGCCTTGAATGTTTGGGTCTAGTTGAATTTGGGGAAACAACGACATAAATGTTACCCTCCGGAACCAGGAATAAGATGAGTAACAGGTTTCATAAACCCATTAGCAAAACCTCCTAGCAATCCACCGGCAGCACTATCCTTGCCTGATTCACTTGCCACATTTGAGTTGGCTTGCGCCATGGCTTGGCCGTTAATTAATTCAGCCAACGCATCGGCATAATGAGAGCCAGCATCAACGCCTTTTTCCGCTGAGCCGTAGCCATATCTCATTAAATTATCTAGACCACCGCCATACATTTGATTTTGTGATTGCATATTGTTAAACCAATTTTGCATATCAGCAGAGGCTATCTGATTAGCCATCTGACCATTTTCCTGGATATTAGCTCCGCTTCCCAGGCGTCCAGTAGCCGCGGCAGCGTTATTCATGGCGGTTAAGTTGTTGTTCATTAAATATTTGGCATAAGGTGATTGTTGATAGGAATTCATCCAGTTGCCATTCATCTGACTTTGCATATTATGGAGGTAATCGTTGTACTGAGGAATTGCGCTTTGACCGGCTTGCATCCATGGGTTGAGCATACCCATGCTTTTACTATACATGTCTCGCATGGTATCTTGAGCTTGTCCTGCGCCTCTGGCTATATCGTCATAGCCACCAGATTGACCGCCGCTAAGAAAATCGCTCATACCGCCCATAGGTCACGCTCCACGTAATAGTAATCATTATCCTGAGAAATTACCTTAAAATTGTGCCATTTAGCAAACACCAAGGATTGCTTGTTGCATAAACGTATCTTGCCATTAAGGAATCTAACTGGCTCCGTGGCGGCATAATGTTTAATTACGCGTTCTGAAAGTCTGCATGCGTCCTTCCCCCTCGCATGCGGGAGAAATCCGTTGTCTACAATGGCTCTGAATTTGTCTCTTGTAAAAAATATTAATCCGCAGATTTTAAAATCTAGCAGCGTTGCGTAGATAATAAGATTTGGGTCGCATAGTTTTTCAAAGTTAATTTGATTGGTGCTATCTGGCTTGTAATTGAGTAGGTAATTCTGAATGCTGTTGTGAAAGATGATTTTTTTTATCGTTCTAATGTTTTTTGTCTGATAAAATGAATATCTCACGAGTTATCAATCCTGGTTTTTTCGAGAGCGTGATCAACGTAAAGTATTGTGGGTTGATCGGCTATTTCTGTTTTTAGGTAAATCAAATCAAAATCAGCAGTATTGTTGTTTAATCCAACGATGTTTAGCCTGAAATCGACGTAAGGACTTGCTCCAACAGAGTTAGAGCCGATAAATTCGGTATTTATAATTGAGGATATTTCATTTTCTCCAGGCTCCAGAAAGAATACAGCTTGTGAGTAGCTGGCATGGCCTGTGTCGAAGTAAAAATATATCTCTAGTAGCAGTCTGATAGACACATTTTGATTGTTAAATGCCTGCAGAGAGAAGTTCATTACGCGTTGCTGATAACGTCTTAAAAATTGAGCGCCACTTTGTCTTTGGTATAGATAAAGAGAGCCGGATGTGTAGTTAGCAATGTAGACATTAATGTAATTAGTTGATCCTATTTGGTCAGGTGAATTACCGTCGAATGTTTCTTTAGTTATGGTGTAGTCTGCACTTGACGCGCCAAACACTTGCCACTTTTCCGAGAAATAAGCGCCATCACCATCGGCCTGCGTAACTGGACTTGTAACGCCTCTGTTCCAATAGAAATCACTATTGAGCAATACAGAAGGATTGCCGTAGTAATTGTTTACATTCACCCTATCATTCACTTGCTGAAACCATTTTTGCCAGTCAGGGTCAATAGTCATCTGTGAATTTTGATTCTTTAAAGCGGGAATAGTGGAGTCAATAATCGCAGGGGTTATCGTCGAGTGAATCGGAGGATTGGCAATCTTGTTAATAAATGTAGTGGTCATGAGTCGTGCACCTCGTAATCTAATGACGCGCCTAAAATATAAACTCGAACAGGGCTGTAAACCTCTACTTTAAATGTAAAAGAGTAGGTTACGCCAAGGCCAAACCACATCACCTTGTGCCTGTATTGCCCAATAGCCCCCATGCTGGCTGGGCGTGGTATGCCATATGTCACGCCGCCATCTGTTGATATGCTTAGATACGCTACCGGAGCATCTTCTGGAGCATAGTTACCGGTTTCAAAATCAACTTCAAAGAAATTGCCGGTGATTCTTGGATAGGATGGCTCGATAAAGGTATGCGTTGAGCGCGAGCGCTTAATATACTCGCCATTTTCCGTCAAATAATCTCCGGATAAATCGTATAGTGTATTGTTCAGCGAAGTGGACACATAGTGTGTTCCGTTGTAATAAACGTGGGAATTAATTGGTGATTGAGAGTTGTCAAGGCTAACTTTTCTTGACCATTTGCCAGTGGTAAGGTCAACAACAAGCGTTTCGTTAGCTGTCGGAAAGGTATTTTCGATAAAAATATGGCCTTTTAGCTTGTACAAAACTGAGCGGCAATCCGATACGCGACTAAAGCTACTAATTCGCAAATCAATAGCCTCAGTACTCAGTTTAATCGGTGTTCCGCCAGTGCTTATAACAAAAGAACCGCGGCCATTAGTATTAGTAGAAAGCCAATATACAAAGCTTGTGACAGGCTTGTTGATTTCAACATCGATAACACCTTTAACAATACTCCCTTGAGCCACGCAACCAAACTCATAAATAAAGTTGTTGTCGCGATAAAACGGTAGTAAATTAGCCGTAGTGTAAGGTGCCCATATCTCAACAGACAAACTACCAAATAAAAACAATCGTTCATTAATACCCGATATGCCTATGGATAGGTCTGGCCTAGATTGTTGAATAAAAAAGTTATTGGCGTCCCACTTTTCCAAAGCGCCCATGCTTGCATCAGCAAACCCAGAGTAGTAATACGCTGGATTTTGATTAAAGCTTAAGATAAACCTGGCGTCTTGATAGTAAATCATTTGTGGCGATGATGGGAATCCGGTGGCTTGGATGGCTGTTACTGTTTGAAATACGCCCGTCTGAGTGTTGTAAGAGTATAGATTCACGCCATCAACAAGCGCCACTTCTGTAGGGCTGTTAGCCCAGCTTATTCGGCCTAAAGTGGTTTCAATGTGCCCAAGGAATATCGGCACATGAGACTCATTAAACTTATAAACTGACTGCCCCTGGACTGCATAGACAAAATCATTGTCGTTTATTTTGAATAAGCCGTTTTCGCGTAAAGGAGTGTCAACATTGGATAGGTTGAATATTGCTAAAGTTCCAGGAAGCGGTTGCAATGAGGACGGTTTCTTGGCTCCCTCCTCATAAACAATATACATATTGACTGTATCTTGAGAGTCGTACTCTTTTGAGCGCAATACTTGATATTCGCCGACAATGTCAAATGACTGTCTAGTCATTAGATAAACCAACCAAAATAAACAATGTTTTGTTGATTCAGTTGCTCATCACGTCGAACGGTGTAATCTATGTCTACAGCGGCAGCCTCTAAGTCTTCTAAAGATTTAATCGCTAATTGCATAAATCCAGGGCTTAAGTTTTTGCCGTAAATCTGCGCCGCATCCATCGCAAGCTTGTATTTCAGAGGCCTTGCGTAGTTTATGGGAATCTCGGTCAATAAATCGGTTTGTGCAACCTGGGATAACCGTTGCTTACAAATCATCGTTAAGGTTAATTCTTTGTAGGGTAATGGTTGGCATAGCAATTCCGAGTAATCGACGTGATTTCTTAATAGAAATTCACATGGCAATCCGGTTGATTTCTTGTATGGAATAGCCGCATACATTTCTTCGGTAATGGGCGGTATGGTTGGGTAATCGACGCCAGGCGAGTTAGGGTCTTGTACCGTCATTTCTAGTATAGAGATAATTTGATTGGTATCCACATCGAACTCATCACCATTGCCAAACGTATAACTGCCTTTATTGGCCTCCAGGGTGACAACTAGCTTGCTCTGATAAGGGATGTAGATTCTGTCGTTTCCCCACTCGGCCAAAATATCATTAAGCAGCTCAAGGCCTCGCTGAACCATATAGGGAGGCACTTCTTGCTCTTCTGGGACAATGCCAAGTTTGCGCATTCCACTAACAATTACACTAGTAACCGACATGGTGGTCATAGTTATGCCTTTTTGGGTCTACCGCGTTGCTTTTTTGTTTCTTCAGTTACGGGTTCTTTGACTGGCTCTTTCACAATTTCTTTAACAGGCTCGCAAACTTCTGGAGCGCTAGCTTTAACTTCTTCAACATGCTCTTTTTCCTCTTCTTTCTCAGGGCTTTTAAATTGCCAACCTTGCGCTATTTTTCTATCTGCCATAACCCATAAATCAGTTTCAAAATATCCAAAATCTTGGTGGTATAACGTGTATTTCATAACTACTCCTTAAAATGGGGTGCGCAGGAGTAACGCACCCCAACCGTTTAACCAATTAAACGTACAGCGTATTCCGGTTGAATCTTGACACCGAAAAGACCGTCTAAACGTATTAAGTTGGTAAATTGGATACCGTCGAACCATTCTAAAGCCTGGAACGCTAAACCGGTTTTCTGGTCGCGAACCTTGCTATAGGATGCATTCGACATGCGAGGCGTGAAGTAAGGCTTACTGGTAAACAAAATAGCTTGCTCGAAAAATAAGAAGTTATTTGTGTACGTAGCGTTAGCTCCGCCGATTAACGTAACGGCACTTCCGGCGGTTGGCAGCTGGGAAATGTTGTTGCGTGGATTGCCAGCTTCAAAAGTCATTACTGGACCAACAGTTACGGTAGCGTTACCACTGCCATCAGAGTTAACTGGCTGTTGAACAATAAAGGTTTGAAGGTCTGAGGTAGAGCTACCGATTGGAGCTTGGCTCATGATGTTTAGAGCAAAAGTTCCGGCAACTCTGATGATGTCACCGGCATTCAATACGCCAGTTTGGCCAGCGGTGAAGCCAGTTAAAGCGATCGTATTGCTACCAGTTGTTGAAGTTGTGGCTACGGTCACGGTGCCGCTGGTTGCAAAAGTTCCGTTAGTATGGCTTTGAATGTTTTGGTCTTCATAGCACATAATACCGGAGGTTTCGCCTAGAACACCCTTAACGCCAATCTTCTCGTTCATATTGCTATTGAAGAAGTTAACCATCGAGGATTGGAGATAGTGACGGTCTAATGGGTTTAAGGTGGACATGTAAGGCTCAGGCACGCCAAGCTGAATTAACTTGGTTTTAGCCAAGTCAAAAGTAGCCCAGGAGTTAACTGTACCGCCTGCGGTACCAACTACGTTGTATACAGAAGTGTTGAGAGCCTGCGAAATGGTTTGGTCAACATAGTTAGCCATTTTGATGGTTGCAGGCTGCACGAAGCGCTCCGCAATCATCGTATCGCTATCCATGTCGGTAGTTAACTGGAGCAAGTTAGGGTTCCAGTCAGAACCTACAGGGTAGGCTAGCGTAATGCTATCCTCAACTTCGGTTAATGCCTGTGGTTGAGCCACGACACCGGTACGATAGTTGACGTAGTTAGGTTTTCTGAACCGAACCGTGTTACCTACGTTGTAGCCATTAATTTCCTCTTTAAAGTCCCCATCAAAAGGCTTGTAGGCCAATCGTGGGTATTGACACTTGTTTTGCATAGTCGCCATAACCGTCTTCGATATAAGGTTGACGACTGAAATTGTATTTGCCATTGTGTTCTATCCTATTTTTCTCGGATAGAGCGAAACCTCTGTGCTAGTTCATCTACTGAAAGTTGGTCGATGGTCTTACCCTTGTTCATTGCTGAACCACGGAGCGAGATTGGCGGAACGTGAGTTGGAGCCTTGGCGGTTTGTTTTTGCTCAAGTCTGTTGCTCAGTTTGCCCAACTCAAGAACGGCAATCGTAGTCGGCTTGTTCATTAGCTCTACAAGCTCAGATGGATTCTTGCCAAAGTAATACGCAACGTCTGCGGAGTTATCCAGGGCTTTAATAGTTTCAGCGGCAGCCATAAACAATGGATGAGACGAAATGCTAGGCGACGATTCTAACGAGCTTATGGCATCGTCAAAATCTTCGTATTTCTCTCTAGCTTCGCTAACCCGTTGTTGATATTTGCTTTCTACCGTAGTCTTGTAAACTTGAGCATTTCTCTGCTCTTGTTCGTAGCGCATGTGTTGATTCTGATACGCTATAAAGTCTCTGGTATAGGCAAAAATATTGTCTTTGTACTTCGGGTCGCTCTCATCAGGCGCTTTCGGTGCGTAGGGGTCTACAAATTGCTGTTGTTGCGCCTGTTGCTGGTTTCCCTGCACCTTTTGCATCCAAAACAGCCTATCTTGTTCAGCCCTGTACGCTCTTTCTTCCGCCTCTCGCTTTTCACGAGTAAGTTTATTAATCCGCTTATCTAAGCCCTTGGGAATTTCTTCCTGTTGCTGTACTTTTGGCTCTTCTTCAATCTGCTCTTCTAAAACCGACTCTGATTGCTGCTCTTGAGCGACCGGAACCTCTACGATGTCTATGCCATCGGTTTGCTCTGGTTGTTCATTAGCTGCGATTTCTGTCGCTAGCTGCTCTTGTTCTATACTCATGTTTTCTCCTACTCCTATGCGCTTAAAGCTGCATATTCGCTTTGAGTCCTATGCGGTAGCCTGCATATTCGGCGTATTGCGATACAATGCATTTAATGACTGCATGGTTGTCATGGTGTGCATTTTTAGAACAAATGATGTGCATTTAGCAAGGAATTGGGTTTATAATAGATTTGTAAAGGAGGGCTGTTAATGATCTCTAATGAATTGCTGTCAAAATGCTTGAAAAACAAAGATTTAAATAATGAATTTGAAAAGTACGGTATCGCCAATGATTTAATTAAGGTTATTTACGCGCCTTCACCTTACGATCATACTGATTTCATTTACAGCAGTCTCTATCCAGGAGATGACGCAATGGGGGGGATTGGAAATGATGATTTTTTTAAAAAAATGGATTTTCATAAAAAAATGTTCGATAGTTACATCTATTACATGGATAATGTTTTGGAGCAGATTAGAAAAGGATACAGATTTATTATTGTTAAAAGCTTGGTGGACGCTAAAAAAGAGGTGTTTGTTGATTTATCTAAAAAAACACCAAAAGAAATAGATAGTCTAATTAGACTCTTAACTGAGCGCATTGATAAATGCTCACCAATGTTATCTTCCTCTATGATTTTAAAAGATTAATTAAAATGGTGAAACCATTTTGTTGAGGTCGGCAAAATGGTTGAATTAAGGAGTTTTTATGAATTTAGTAACGCCATGCACAAGCGCTCTGCTAACATTTCTATCATCAGGATTGAGAGTGATTTACCTTATTGATAGAGATTTAAACAACACTCAAAGAAAAAATGAAAAAATAATAACTACAAATGTTGACGAGTTTAAATCTGCATTAGACAAGCTATCTGCGAATTTATCGGGAGACAAAAGAGTGTATTGCTCATTAAATGAAAGAGATTTTAACAAGGCCAGAAGATTGTTTGATTTAAAAAAACTAGAATCTGATCATGCATCACCGGAGCAATCTTTCAATTTTTACAAAAATTGTTTTAATCACTGGGTGTCATGTCTAAGCAAGCCAGAAAGCAGAGCTACAAAATACTGGTTAATTGATTTTGATTCTAAAGAATTTACTGATGTAACCATGATCAGGTATATAAATTATCTTTTTCAATCAGATATAGAGGTTTTTTATAAATATGAAACAAAAAATGGATTCCATTTGATTGTTAAGCCGTTCAAAACATCTATTTTTAAAGCTGATTTTGTTGAAATTAAAAAAGATGCCCTTGCGCTATTGGCGTATGTTATCTAGCCCCCTGCGTGTCTTTTGTTAAGTAACCGTACGCTTCGCCTACCCCAATAGCTCCAAGACCCAAGAAAATACCTACGGCTATACCTATCAAGACGCCAAACACAAAAGATATAACCATTATCTAGCCCCTTTAAGATAAATAGTATTTCTAACATTAGCCTGAGTAAACATGGTTTTAAACTCGCGAATAATATACCCAGGCACATCATCAGGAATAGCCACTTTATTAATTAAAGCCTGATTTACCCGCTCTCTATGCGCTCTGTTTTTGGCTAAAAGGTCTTTTTTCATTGTTTACCTGTGGGTTAAAGTGTTTAGTCATTTCAACATGGTTGTCCATCTTAGCCTTTTGAATTTCGGCATTTGCTTTCATGGATGTGGCCATAATCTGCGCGTATATTTTCTTCATGTCCGCCACATTTTTGGCGTGCGAATCGATGGAGTCAGCAATCATCTTTTGAGCTTCTAACGCCGTTTTGTTCTGCTCATTCTGAAGGTGGGATTGCTTTAACTCCAATTCTTTTTGAGTAATTATAGCCTCTGGGTTTGGCGGCGGAGGAGCGGGTTGCATTCCAGTTTCCTTGGCTATAATTTGTGGCAATGGCATTCCTAATTGGAATTCCCTAATTCTATCCACGATATCAGGCATATTCTGAACCTGTAACAGCTCTGCCATTTTGTCGGCCAGTAATGGGGCTAGATTTGGGTCAGAGCTGATTAAAGCGTGCAACTGAGTCACACCTATGTTCTTCTGCGCCTCGAAGCTCACGCCAGCCTTAATAGTCGCCTTAAAGCCCTTCGTTGACATGTCATTATTTACTTTTCCGTCGGCGATTTCTTGATTAATCATCACCTTCTTTTCTTTGCCATCTTTGCCGCGTATAGTGATTAGGCGCTGGGTATCAAATACAGCAGGCATCAAATCCAGCCAAATATTGCAAACCTGCTCAATTGCCAACAAAAGATTGTCAGCAGGCGTGATGGAGCCCATATTGCCTAAAATAGCGCGCTTATCAATGGCTAAAGAGGAGGGCTCGGCACCATCTTGCCCGCGGTTAGCCTCAAACCTTCCCATAATGTTAGCAATGTCGCCCACGGTGCGGTTAAATTGCTCTGAAAATGCGGGCGATAGCTGCGGAGGAGGAACATATTCGGGTTTTTCGCCTTTGTCGCCCGGGTCGTATAATAAAATTGGCGAAGAATTCTGTGGTGATAGCGCCATATCCAATAACTTGCCTTTAAAACATTTGGTAGGGGCAAGCCAATTCTTTTGGTGCGATGTCATCAAGACATCGGCAGCTTCAGAGGCAAGGTAATTAACATATCGTTGCGCGTCTTGCGCATATCTGTGCACCGAGAGGCTTCTTAATACGCCATCCGTACGAACACTGTAGCAAGGTACGTATACGTACGGAAGGTATTGCGATGGCCATTCGCCCCACTCCAAAATCTCGGAACGATTCATTTTGTAATGCATAATGCGGTGGCAGATTGATTTACGCTCTCTAATAATTTCTATCTTCTTCTTAAATTCCATGGGAACTTGAGCGCCTAGCTTCTCTGCCTCGGCTATTTTTCTTAATAGTTTATCTTGCTGGCGTATATGCTCTTCAGCTTCTTCTTTTGGTAGCGATTCTCCATTGCTCAATAGGCAAATGGTTTCCTCGTACTCTTCTTTGCGGTAAATTTGCAATATCTTAACGCAATTTCCTTCAAAACCTTTGTATGAAAAATCATCGGATGTGTAGTTAAAATTAACTGAATCACGGCATTTTGCATCCGGAAAGTACAGGTCGTACTCTTGGTCGGTTAATTGAATTGTTTTGCCGCATATCATGCCATCAGATTTATCAGGCATCTTTGCTCTGGCGTCAAAAAAGTATATCGTCGGGTCGTCAACTGGAAAGGCGGTTAACTTTTTATCCCAAGTATGAGCATTTTTGTAATCAAACCCAGTTTCAATAACGTTGTAACCACCAGCCAACATGTACTGATAAGTGGTTTTTTTAACCATTGGCATGTTATTTTCATAAAATGCTTGTCTCAATATTCCCGCTCGCAAAGTTACATCTTCTTGAGAAACATTTGAATTGTCAGCCTCAACAACTGGGTCTGGGTCGTTCTTAATCTCCTCACCCATAAGGACGTCTACGTATGATTTTAAGTAGTTGTACGTCATTATGGTTTTCTTTTTCTGGCTACGTATAGCCCTCAGATTCTGGCTCCATTGGTCAGCATAAAGAAAATTAACATCCTCTTTAAATTTTTGTATGTTATTGTCATCCACCGCTAGCCAATTATTGCAATAGTTCATCGTCTCTTTAATGATGTCTGCTTCGGCATTTTCTTTATTCTTGCCATATAAGTCATCGGCATCATAACCATCGCTAGAAATGGTTTTTTGAAAATTGAAATTAGGTTCTGCGTAATCTCGGTTAGCTGAACGCTTATCGCTTATCTTCATATCATAGAACTCCCGCTATCTTGGTAGGAATAATGCCAGTAGCGCATAACGGTTTCTTCCATCTCTTTTTCGGTTGTTCTGTCAATAGGTTTAGCATAGTGCATCGCGATGTATTCCAAAGCCTCGGCTATGTGTGAGTAGATATTTTTGTTCGGTTTGTCATAGAAAAGCCCATCAGCGCCCTTCTTACGCGAGTAATGATATCCACCCATCAAGGCCTTTCGCAAGCGTGGGCAGCCCATTGTAAGGATAAACGCAGGATAGCCGCCTTTTAAGCGCCCCAAGAACTGTTTAAGGCCATCTCTACGAGCCGTTGGATTGTTGTTATCAGCCGCAGGTTCAGACTCTATGCCAATATCCTTCAGTATTTTCTGGCATGAATTTCCGTCAGTCTGCGAGCCGGTTTGTCCTGCTGGGTCATGAACTGATATGTAGTTTTTTTCCCATCCCGGATACTTTTTGTCCAAGTGCGGCTTGACTTCAGACTCAGCAAACTCACGCAGGTTGCCTTTGTCATTAAAAAGCTCATCAAGGATGATTAGCTGGCCTTCTGGCGTTAATTGACAAATTGCTACTGCGGGAGTTAGGCCAAAGTCCCAGCCAAGGCCAAGTTCCACTTGCGGATTGTAGATAAAATTCTTAGCAGAAAAGTGAAGAGTATCGTTGTACTCGGGGTGGACAGGACGACCATCGATAAATATACCGTACTCGCCGTTTAATGATACTTTAATTTGTTCGTCGGTATAACCGGCAACCAATTTAAACCAGTAATTTTTGTTATTCTGACATCTAACGTAATCAGCGCTGGGGTTGGTGATGTAAATCGTACCATCGGTTGATATAGCGTGAGGAACGCCCTCTTCAATAGTCTTGACCTTTAACAACGCAGGCTCGTATTTAAATATTCGGTAGTTTTCGGGTCTCGCCTCTTCAAACAGCTTGTAAATCCAATGCTCGTTATCGGGCGGGTTAGTGTCGGCTATTACGCCAGTCCATGTTATTTTCGCCCCCGATATTTTGGCGGGGTATCTATCGATACGCTGTAAACAGGTGTCAAATATAATCTTGGGGATGAATTGCAATTCATTAATATATACGCCGGTTAGCTCAAGACTCATGAGTTTCTTGATATCAGTAGGGCTATCTAAGGCTAGGAATATAATTTCACAATCAATGTCGGCCACTCTAATATTAATAGTCGGAGGGCTGTTCATCTTTATAGAGCCATAAACACGCTCAGGAAACCATTCCTGGAACGTTTTAATCGTGGTATCGCGCAGTTCTGGGTAAGTGTTTCTAATCACCGCCCAACGTGTCCTGCGCACGCCATCTGAGCCTTTTTCTTGCTGGGAGGCTTTGACAAATATTTCTATAAGATTAGCAACAGACTTGCCGCAACCCACTGGACCCATAAGCAGGCGTACAAAACTATTGTCGTTGTGGAATGCACTGGCTGTTTTGGTGGCATTGTAGACAATTTCCTTTTCTTTGTCAGGTAACTCAGATGGTTCTATCATGCATCAGGCAGAATATTGATTGTAAACATAAGCGGGGCGTCACCTTCGCCTTTGATTTCCATGGAGCGCAGCTTGGGAGCGACATATTGCGCTATTTCTTTGTCGATTTTATTCTTGCTCTCGATAAACTTGGCTGTCAAGCCTTTGCCAAACTCGTTGTAATCATCAAATTCAACTTCCATTTTTTCCAAATGTTTTTTTAATTTTAAAGAATCTGAAATCATCTCTTGGAAAGGGTCGTAATTATTCTTCAGGCAAAGCTGTTCTATGGCGTTCTTGGCACGCTTGGCTTGATTACCTTCAGGGATAAGAATATTGTTAAATCCGCGAGCCTGTTCTTTTGGTTTATCCACAGTAAGAAGTCCTCTCATATGGTTTTCTTGGAGTATAAAAACAATTAAAATCAACCCCACTACAATCAAATTTAGATGCCAATTCGTTAATATATCTAGAGTCACACCACTGCAATTCTGTTTTAAAGCTAGAAACCCAGATGCGTTTTAAAACTTTCATGCAAGCAACTCTTTTGATGCCCTTCTTGCATTTGTGACTTCTGAGTTTAATCTCTGTTCTTAGTAATTCTTTCATCATTCACCAGGTGTAATAGCAAAACGTTGATTAATAACTAAAATATTCATCTTTCTTTTTTCTGGTGTGTTAAATCATAGCTCAGATGTAGATTCTCTTGGCTGCGATTCATAATTCGCCATCATTCTTTCAAATTTTGTACTGCTGATTAGCGATTTTACATGGTCAAGCACAAACAATAACGTATCCTCATCAAGCTCTTTTGTAACATCTAAAATACTTTTTGCAGCTTCCGCGATTAACTTTTGTTTTTTAAGCATTAAATCAATTTGTATCGTCATCTTTCATCCTCAATTTTAAATAAATTAATCTTCGCCAGGAAGAGGTTCTCTAAGATTCATAGAATTACCATAGAGAATTTTATAAAAATACTTTAAGTAACCGTGATCATTAACACATTTAAACATGTAACAATCATATGAATCGTTAGAATCAACAATATTGCTAGACAAAATGTCCTTCTCACAAGCTGGGCAATTTATATCGCAGTCAACTCCGCTAACTGTAATTTTCACTTCCCCAGAACGCCTATAATCGCACCCATCGCAAAACCGCACATAAAAGTTAACATAAGAGCCATATTAATCACCCATCTTGTTAGACGTTATAGAACCCCTAAGAAACGCCTTCATGGCGAAATCTTCGCCTATCTCTATTTCAACACCGCTCACATTAAACACCGCGCTCTTGAGCTTATATTCGAGCTGAGGCGAAGGATAAGAATGATGCCCTGCAATCTGCCACAAATGCGGCTCTTTAGTGCCGGATTCTTTAGCCACCTTCTCCCTCTCCTCTGCAGTTGCGTATTTAAGCCAGCGGTTGAATTTCATTTTTTCTTTTTGCTCTTCCCCGCCTTCGACATCGCGATAGCAATTGCTTGCTTAACTGGCTTTCCAGCTTGCACTTCGGTTCGGATGTTTTTAGAGATGGATTTTTGGGATCTACCTGGCTTTAGGGGCATTTTTAGTTTCTCTTTGTATTTAGTTATCATTATTCCGATGTTTGCACACGCGCTCAACACGCCGCAATCAAAATCCTCTTTGTACATTAAGTCGTCGCCGCCAATTTCTTTGTAAGTCCTGTTGCAATAGCTGTTAATCCTGCTTATCAATAATTGCTCAGGCGTTTTGGTTGTTTTAATTGTCTTTGACATTATTTTTTATCCTTTTTATCTCTTTTATATTGAACATGGAAGAAATGCGCAAAAGATGTGAATAAATAAATCCATGGCACGCATTGCTGGGCGTATAAATTAGAGGTGAGGTGAGGCGCCAGCCAGATGAAAAATAAGAACATCCAGAACTTAATAAAAAAACTTACCCACCCAGATATTAAAGAAGCCCAAAATTCCATAATCACTCCTATTTGATTTATGAACGAAAATCAATGGGATGATAGCACATTATTTGAACAAGGCAAGGTGGGCTAATATGGTTTGTAAATAGCTATTGCGTAATCAGGGTTTAATTTTATTTCTACCTCTAGTTTTTTAAGCGCTTTTTTAATTATCTGGCATATCCTTTCTCTAGACACATCAAACTGTTGAGCTACATCTCCAAGCGTATTAAATCCTTTTAATTCATATTGGCTCAAAAGACCTTTTTCTTGCAACGAACCATATCTAAGCTGCAAAACCGCAAGCTCTCTAGGCGTAAGCCTATCTATTTTTCTAAAGTCGTACATTCCACCTTACCCCTCACCATATAAATTGCTTTGCCGTCTCATGTAATACGTTTTCTACTTCATCAAGATGCAGCAATGTTTCCAAGTTTTCATAATCTGCGATAGTTGGAAGTCTGTGCGGCCATGTGTTTACATGCAAATCATTCACATGACAATTAAGAAGCTTTGCATGCATTCTGTCATATTCTTTTCGCGCCAATTCATTGCGCTTATATCTTTCTTGATCATTCATCTTCCACCACCCATAGCCATACCTGTTGCTAAGCCGGTAGCGTAACTCCAATCAATATCATTTTTAATTTTGCATACCGCGTCATTGCCACAACTTTTATCCTGTAAATAACGTCGTCTATCGTGCGCATTACAATACGCTCAATTTTGATTGTTGTGGCTAGCGCTCCAGAGCCGTAATGTCTGAGGTTACTAGATAAGCTGTTGGTACACATTTCGTCAATAACATATTCTTTAACCTTTCTTATCTCGCTCAGAATATCGCATCCGATATCGTAATTCTTTTTATCTAACTCTACAGGCTTTGCTTTTTTAAACCACATGTTATTTTTTCTCCTTGTAAACTTTTTCGCCCATAAAATACAAATTATCATCATAATCAGATTTAATCTTTTTCTTAAATGCGTCAACAAAAGTGTTCACAATCGATTCTACTTGTGATGTTTTGATATCCAAACAATAACCTTTCGGCTTACCTAAATTATCTAACGATTGAAAGCCAAAATAAATCCTTGAAGATTCTTCTTTATTGCTCATGTTATTGCCTTGATCATAGTAGCCACTCCCGACAATTGTTTATGCAACTCAATCCAAGCCTCGTCACGCTCTTCGCGTTCATTGAAATATGACATCAAATTATCTGTCCTTCCTCTAATAACAACTTCTATCCCAAACCTGTCTTGCATTTTAAACACCCATACGCCGACTATATCATCAGACTGCACAACAAGATTTTTGCCGATATTCACGAACATTTTACCACTCTCCATTAATCACGGTCTTTACAAAATCATACAAAAAAATACAAGACACAACAACGAATACCGTTGTTATAGCTCCGATGAGCACATCAAGACAAATTTCTATAAAAAAAGCGCTCATCTCTTACCTCTCCACCCTTTTATCATACCCAAAGAGTAATCCACTGTTTCTATAATTGCTATAATCATAACCAAAGATACCAAAGTCATAATTAAACCAACCAATATATGACCGCATATGCTAGCAAACATAATTAATCCTCCGCTGAATCGTCGAGCCATTTTCTAAGCTCTTTTTTAAATTGTCGTTTTGAAATATTTTCCTCGCGAAAAAACGTCGGGAGGTCATGTGAGTCTTGTGAATCTTGCAAAGCCTTTTTTGTCTCATCATTAAGCATGTTGTATGTGTGTATCCTTCCGCAGAAAGAACACCTGATACGAAAGCGGCGAACAATCGACCTTAATTCACGCAGCTTGCTTGGGCTAATGCTATATAGAGCCTTCATTTATCACCCCAATAATCTTTATCTTGTTTACCCAGTTTTGATATATCAATCATCTGTTTAGTTCTAGCGTGGGCTTTGTTAAACTCTTCCTGGATAGCGTATCTGAAACCTTTTTCCGCATAAAATCTTAATTTAATCATCTCCATAACCTCGCTCCTATCCAATACCCACGCACTCGTACGACCATGTCCAATTTGACGTTTACGCCTAAATTTGGGCAGCAATTTATGCATGTAGCCTCTTGTGACCCCTAAGATTTTGGCGGCCTCTGTGAGGGTTATTTCGGTGGTTTCGGTCATTGTTTCTCGCCCTGGGAAATGCTGGGCTACAACCCCAGCATTTTTTTCATTGATTTGTTTTCGACTTTTGTTAATCCCCAGCAATCGATTTTATCATTTTGCATATCGTCTTCATTTTGATAAAAAATTTCCAGGCAATTATCAGCGTCAGCAGCTGAATGACCTTTTGCGATATATTTAACGCTGCCGTCCGCGTATGTGTAAATTCCTTTGTCTCGGCTTGTTATTGTGTATGTGTTGCCGTTTTCTAGTTTGTAATTTTTCATCTTTAATTCCTCTTTAGTTAGTTGATGGATATCAGTATAGGAGATAGTTGTATACTAGTCAACAACTATTTTAAGTCGTTACCACCTGTAATGTGTATTACAGGTGGCTTAATGGCATAAAATAAATAAATAAAAATAAAAATATTTAATTTATATTAATAATCAATATGTTGTTTATTTTAACAACGCTTTTTGTTTATTTTTGGTCAAATCATAATCCGGAAACTCAATGTCATACTCATCATAAATTACATATGATGTTTCCCCGTTTTCGCGAGCCAGCTGTAACTTTTCTTCTAACGTTGTTTCCACCGCGATACTGCAAATAAATTCAGATTTTTCTACCGAAACATCAGGTTTGTATTTTCCCACATATCCTCCGTTGCAACGTGTACTACAGGTCTTGTAGTTTAACTTTACTTAAATCATAAATAACGCTTTCATCGCCAAACAGCGCTTTGACGCGTACTAAATAATTTCCTTTTGCGTGCTCCTCACGTAGCAACTTTTCCAAATTTTCGTAGTATTTTTTAGCGTAATCAGCAAAATAATTCTTAATTACATATTTTGAATCGTCACGCAGCGCATCATCATCATCTCTTGTCAAATGACCGCCGCGAGTGTTTATCGTCAACTCAGATTTGTATGATGTCATTGTTCGCTCCCTACACTAAAACATCTGTTTATCAGTTACCTTTCAACTGTCAAGAAAAACTTGTCAGTTAAAGAAAAATATTTTTGTTGACAATTGTATCATTTGTGATATTCGCGCGTTCATCTATTATATGATTTCTAACTTATTGTGCATAATAAGGAAATTTTTATTTGATTGATTTAAAAAACTTGTTGATTTTTTGATACTCCAGTAGTAACCTGCACTTAGTAGATAGTTGTATCCTATCTGCTGGCCAAACAACTAACTAAAACGGAGAATCATCATGACTATCGAACTCTACCACGGCTCACATTCACGAGTATCACAAATACTAGACTCTACACCATCAGTCTATATTGATTTTCACGGAGTATTTGCGTCATGTATTAAAGAAGAGGCCTTGTCCCACGGCAAAATTTTGCACAAAATTTTGCTAAATGAGTCTGAGATATTAACTCAATACGATTTATCTTACGATATTGAGTACAAAAAAGTTACACAAATTATTGCCGAATATTTAGAATTAACTGACGAAAACTTGATAGAACAAATCTATGATCATGTGTTGTATTTTGGCGATATTCAGCAAGAATATTCTCAAGAAATTATCAAAGCAATGCGCGCAGAACAAGACAGCGTAGACTGGGAAATGCAAGCGCTTCGCGGAATCATAGCAAAAAAACTAGGCTACAAAGCAGTTGAGATGCGGGACGAACACGGAGAAACATATCTTGTAAACAGTTCAGCTGAAATAATAGAAGTTTAGACCGGAGAATCGTCATGACAATTTTACTAGCCAACAACCCGTGGTTTACTTTGCTACAACAACAATAAGCCACGGTCATTTTTCTTTGTTTTTTTTGTAAAAATTATACTTACAAGGAGAATTTTCATGATTGCAAAACTACTCTCAAAACTCATAATCCACACCCTAGGCATAATTGCCTGCACATGCCTAACTTACCAGATTTTTCACCCATAACCACAACCAAGGAGCAATCATGTTTATTGAAATATACCAAAATGACAAGCTTAAACTAATCAACTCAGAAAACGTTAATACAGTTGGCTTTCCCGAAAAAAACGAATCAGAGATTTTTTTGAAGTATGTTATTCCGCTCTCGTTTACCGGCGGAGGCTCTGGCTTTGCAAATTTTGCGACACAAGAAGATGCGGTCTCATTTTACAACATAGTTAAAAGAAACTTTAAATAATTTCCATAAAAATTAAAACAAACCAAGGAGCAACACATGCGCGTAGGATACAAAATTGGATTTGCACTCGCAACGCAATTAACTAGCAACGCAATATTTTTTGCAACAATGAGAGACGAACCTATTTCGCCATTAAAATATACATCTTTGGCCATCGGACAATCTCTAATATTTTTAACCTTATGCACTTTTTTTTGCTGTTGTAACGTACGTCAGCAAGCAATTCTGCGCTCGGACCCATCAACAGATGAGACAGATATACATATAGAAATTGCAAGCGCGCAATCACGCTCACTTTTATCAATTGTAAGACCATTTTAACTAAGCACAGGAGAGAACATGAGTACCGATAATTTTTTTACATTAATTAACAAAAAACGCTTAACGCTAACTACAGCATCATACGAAGAGTGGCTATTAAAATCCTTGGCCAACAAACAACAGGCGCTAGCATACCTTAATGTTGCTCTTAACGAGTACACTAAAGACAAAGATTTTAAAGCATTGATCATAGTAATGGAACATATTATCAAAGCCTCAAGAATACGCCACAGAATAAAAAGAGGAGTTTGCTAATGTCCCGCACACATGCCGATAAATTTTACATATTTAAGGAATTTGAACAAGAACCATCAAATACATTTACTAAGCTATTAGATGCTAATATTCATTGTGTAAATTCAGTTAATGAGAATTGTAGATTCTTAGTACTAAAGCGATACAAAAAAATCATGTATACATACGAGTATTATAAAACTCCAATCTATGTAACAAAAGAAAACAACATGTATGGTCCTAAAATTACTGAATACTCACACACTAACATCTACGTTAAAAGAATCGGAGGAAGAAGAAACCCAGAAAAAATCACTTTTTACACCCGTGCAACAAATTTAATAGAATTGCAACCAAAACCGGAAGCAGACGAAAAAACCCTAAAAATGTACCCTCGTATAAGAAATGAATAATCCATGAAAAAAAGCTTCTACTCGCCCCGTGAAGTGGCAAAAATATTGCAATGCTCTCGTGAAAATGTCCATAAAGCATTACCTAAAGGCCATTTTCCCAACGCTCAACGAGTAGGGGCATGCAATAGAACATACTGGATAATTCCAGAAGAAGATGTGGTATTTTATCTTACCCACCGGCGAGACTATAGCAAAGATCGCCGGTCTCAAAAATTCATCAAAAGCCTGAAAGATAAAAAAAAGAAAGAAGAAGAAAGCATTTAAAAGCTCACTTTTTATGATTTTTCCTATAATCTTCAATATCTTTATTAACTCTTTTGACAAATTCCAAATTGAGAGTAGATGAATCAAAGCTTTTTACCACATCTGTTTCAATTACAACCTCAATAACTGTATCATTAATTTGCTGCTGATTATCAACGTGATTTTGACCACTTTTGTTCATATAATCACCGTGTACATTTAGAAAGTATGTTTGTAAAATTTCTTGTACCATAACAATTCTTTAATTAATTGATCGTTCTTTTCAGTTAAAGCAGTGATTGTATTTTGATTAAAATCATGCAATTTTCGATATTTATTCAACTCTTCTTTTAATTCTATTTCATAATTTGAATGCATTACAGATTGAAGAGTTAAGTTATTATGTTTACAACGTTGTCCCAAACAAGTTTGTGTTATACAACAGTGATTTTCAATTTTAGCTCTCTGTGACCAAACAGAACCTTGCAAAGCGTTGATTTGCTTCTCCATTTTTTCATACTCTTTCCTGCTAATCCACATGATTATTCTCCTTGGCTTTATTGTTCAAAGCCTCTTGAAATTTTAGTTTCCACTTTTCAGATATGGCCTTTTTTTCTTCCGGCGTGAGTTTAGCATGTTCTTCCTCGGTTTTCTTGCGTTCTTCAAACATTTTTTGTTGCTCTAGTTCCTTCAATCTATGCTTTTCTCTAATCGCCTCTTGGTCACCCTTCTTAGCATCAATTTTTCTACCAGGATCGCTCAACAATTCCTCGCGTGTACGTACATAATTTTCCCAGCATTTATACTTAAGCCATCTACAAAAATGCTTCGGAGGAGCTACAAAAACCCCGATCGATCGTCCAAAATTATACTCATTAACTTGATTTTTAAACGCATCTTCGATCGTTTTTACATCCTCAATTTTATTCCTTATAATATACCATTGTTTAACTGCTTCGGTTTTAGACCCCAGGTTCTTCCAAACGCTTAAACATGCCTTCCACGTATTTTCGAATTCTACCGTGTTTCTAGGCTTTCTTTTTTTACCCGTTATCTCACTACTACTTTCTGATTTAAACTCACTGATTGAAATTGTTTGAATTATTACAGGGTTTTGAAAGGCTGTTTCATCTTCTTCGGTTTGATATGTTGAAAAATGAGAAAAATTCTCTGATCGGACGCGCAGCGTTCGATCTTTAATCTTTTTCTTTTCTTTTTCTTTGTTGTTGTTATATTTATAATAAGAGTCGGGTGCCAAAATTGGCAGTATTGCATTTTTATGCACTGATTCTCCTTGCCAATTTTGGCAGTATTGCGATTGTATGTCGTTAGATTGATGAATTGTTTTATTCTCAAATATGTACTTACAATTGTTTAGCATGTTTTGCTCATCATAAAACGCATAATGATTGACCAGTTTTTTCTTATCTTTAACATAAGCTAACCGTGTAACAATAACGTGGTTACGCTTTAATTTTTCAACGATGTATCGCAATTGGCGAAATTCCCAAAAAGGAAATATTTTAAGAAGAGACTCCCAAGAAGAATAAGACCATGTACGATTATCAAAATTGTTTATATCTTCGGTCTTGTTTTTAACAATCCAATGTCTTAGATTGTGAATAAAAACAGCTGCGTCGGTGCCAAATCTTTTAGCATCGACTACATCAAAATGGTAGTCCATCACTCTATCTCCGTTGCGCATCCTGCGTTTATGTGTAGTTTAAATTTTAAATCAACAATTAAAAAAGGAATTGGACTCTATCTATTTTTTGCATTAAAGTAAAGAAATGAGCACTCTACAAGCACGCTTTAAGCAAGCACGCATAAACAAAGGACTTTCACAAGCGCAATTAGCCAAAATTGTCGGTGTTAGTCAGACGGGAGTATTTTATATTGAAAGCGGACAAGTGAAGTCTAGCGGTATAAAATTACTCGATCGTTTCTGCCAGGTTTTAGAGGTTTCAAAGGAGTGGTTATTGCTGGGAATGCAATTAGATGATTTTTGTTCTATTCCCATCTTAACCAAAGTATTTTTGCTGAAGTCAAGTATAACTTCGGTTAACAATCGGGATGGAATCAGAATGCACAAGATTTATTTGAAAGGGAATAGTAAGAAAAATTTGTTCGCTTATGAACTAGATGGTTTAGACCAAGCCATGTTGTGTGATGCTTTTAAAATCACAGACCTGCTGATATTTGACGCCGATTTTGTACCGCGCTCTGGCTATTACGTTCTTGTTCGCGACTATAAGCTAAACGAAATCTTATTCCGCCGCTTTGTTGAAGACCTTGGCGAAAAATATCTACACCCTGTCAATCAACACTTCTCGCCAATAAAACTATGCAGTGATCATAAAATTTTAGGAACCCTGATCACGAAGCAATCATTTTATACAAATAATATTGTTAGCTTATAATTTAAATAAAGTCAATTTATTTATTTTACAAATAAAGTAAAATAATTGTTGCAATTGGAAATAGTTGTTGTAAGATAGCTTCACAACATCAATAATAACTCTACTTATTAAAAGCATCAATAATAACAAGCTTAATGTTGTACCAGGCAATAACAATAAAAATCCTGGTTTAATAATAACAAAAGTATTCTCGGGTGAACCTACTGGTTAACACTAATAGGCGCGAATCTTGGGGCTAAGCACCTAATCCCCTTGGCTAAAATGGCACAGCATATGAGTTGAGCAAAGTCGAACTAGCAGCCGTTGGGACTTGACAGCATGGAGAGACATGCGCTGAATAGAAAACTGGAGTTAGGTAATGACAAAAGACAAGCTAAAATTGCTGGTATGTAAGCTCATAGACGGCGGACATATTGTTGGAATTATAGCAGACCACCCTAAAAATGATGATAAAGGAATTGTTATTATTCCTCATCGAAATGGCTACAAACAAATAGTTTGTTGCGACACATGCATGGAATTTGAGCGCGTTTACAATTGTTTTGAAAATAATTATGGCTAGTTACTCCGTGGTAGCTCAGCGGTAGAGCCGGTGTGCACTCCTGTGTGTCGTGAGTTCGAATCTCACCCACGGATAAATTTAAGATTATGATCGGGTGTTGGGTAATACAAAAATCAATACGCTCCATATCGTATTGTAAATAAACCAATGCCTTATTCCTGGCAAGTTAGCGCCCGATCGCCTTTTAGGGACTGTAGCTCAGTAGGTTAGAGCGGCGAACTCATAATTCGCGGGTCACTGGTTCGATTCCAGTCTGTCCCAATGAATTGCTTCACTGTTTGTCTAGGGTGATACAACGCTGGAGTAAGCAGCAAACTGTTCACTTGTTTTTGTAACGAGTTCTTACTATACAATGACGGTGTGAAAGAACACGGTATAAGGTTGCTAGTATGATATACCCATGCTAGCAACCACTAAACTGGGAGTAGTTCAGTCTGGTTAGAATGGGCGGTCTGGAACCGTCTGGTCGCAGGTTCAAATCCTGCCTCCCAGACCAGGATTTTAAACAAAGGAGAAGTACCATGCACGATGCATCAAGTGAGTTTTTTAATGCTATTAAAGATGTAAAATTTGTTTGTGAAAGCAAAAGATTTGAAGATTTGGATAAATGCGACCAAATATATTTAACCAAAAAATACATAAACACCAATCCCTACAAATACGGTCTTTTGACGCAAGAAGACGTATACAATCCTATCTTTGAAATATTCAACGAAGTTTTGAGCAATCCGTGCGCAATAACTTTGCCTATCAAGATTAATTCTTTAAAACTTAAAGATAGATTGTTAAAAGCAGCAATGCCGTCCGTTGAAGAAATATACGATAGCATGGAGCTAAAAAACAAATCACTATTAAAGTCTAAACATTAACCAAAGGAGATTTAACATGTCAGATTTAACCAGGGAAGCAATAGCAAGAGACAAGCAAGAACGGTTTTTTGAAAAGTTCAACAAATTTATTGATAATAGCTCAACTTTATTACTTGGAGTTGTGGCTTTTGGGCTATGTATTTTAGCTGTGTTTAATATTGTTTAAAAAGGAACATATATGAATGTTAATGTATCACTTGATTATCATTATAAAGAGTTAGATAAGAAATCAGAAGAGATTGAAAAATTAACTCTCAAGATTGCTGGTTTACAAGCCAAGCTAAATGTTTTTCTTGATTTCCACGACGAAAACGTTCACAAGATTGATGACTATAATCAGTTGGAGAAGCGAATAGATGTCGTTAAATCTGAAAACGAACGCTTAAGAAAAGAGTGGGACAAAGAAAGATTTGTTGTAAAAGGTCAAAAAGAGATTATTAACAATTTGCGAGCTGATGTTAATAAATTGAAAGATGCAAACGAAAGATTGGCGGGTACGTTGGCTCATATATCATCATGTAAAGAAGCGCTTACTAATCAATTTAACAATTATTGTGAAGAAAACAAAAGGCTTCGAGAGCTAAAAACTGAGTTAAATTGTGAAATAGAGCAGCTAAAATCAAAAATCAGTGTTGATTTAAACGAATGTTTGCATGGTAATTACGCTCATCTCAAAACAAAATACGTGAATTTAAAAGATAATCACAATAAGCTTAAAGATAGATACGACGATCTTTATGAACAAATGATGAACAATGATAAGAGTTGCGATGAAAATTTAAAAAAAATGGAAATTAGCTTGGAAAGATACAAGCATGCAGTCATTGCGCAAGAGCAGACGATTGATAATTTAAAAGAAACTGTGGAATTAACTAACAAAAACTTATTGTGCATAAGAGAAAAGTATAAATACTTAAAAGATACAGTTGACAAGTTTTTAAACATAAAGGAGATTTAAAAAATGGCATTGCGAGCTAAGAAAGCTACTTACGAAAAATCAAGATTAAAGATGTTATTATTTGGACGTGCCAAGGTAGGTAAAACTACTGCATGTTTACAGTTTCCTAATCCATATTACATTGATTCCGAGAATGGCTGTAAGCATAAAAAATACATTGAGCTTTTGAACCAGTCAAATGGTGAGAAACTCCTGTTATCTGATTTAGATGATTTGATTGTTGAAGTTAAAGAATTGATGACTGTTAAACATGATTTTAAAACCCTGGTAATTGATTCAATAACTATATTTTGGGAAGCAGCGTTACAAAAATCAGCAGAAAAACAAGCGAAAGTTAGTAAGGATAGAGATTCTGAAGGCGTTGAATTTAGCCGACATAAACCCGAAGCAATTCGTAAAATGAAGCATTTGTTAAGTTTACTTTTCAGAATTGATATGAATGTTATTGTAACTGCTCACATTCGAAAAGATTGGGACGAAACAAACATCAAAGGAAATATATTTGATGGTTACGAGAAGTTGGAATATCTATTTGATACTATTATGCAGATTGAAAAAAGAGGCAACAAAAGATTTGCTATCATTAGAGGCTCAAGATTAACTGAAGAATTCCCCGAAGATGATTCTTTCGAGTTTTCATATCAGGAAATAGAAAACAGATACGGTAAGGATTTGTTAGTAAAGGGATGTGAACCAGCTCAATTTGTATCTAAAGAAAAGCTTGAAGAATTAGAAAAATTTATCAATTTTAGACATATTGACGATAAAACTTTAAAAAAATGGCTTAGTCGAGCCCAGGCTGAGAACTTATCAGAGTTCACAGAAGAACAGGCTGATAAATGTATCGAAATGTTAAAAAACATGCAACCAGGAGATGAAGAAAAATGAGTTTTGAACCAGAAACCGAAGAAGAAATTTTGCGTTCTATGCTTTTACCAGAAGGTAAATACGATGGATGCTTACTAACCAAAGAATTTACGCATTCTAAAAAATCAGGCAATGAAATGATGGTTCTTGATTGGGATATATGGGATGAAATGGGTAAAAAATACACAATTAAAGATTTTGTATTGGCTGAGCCTAAATTTATGAAGCTAAAGCTCTCACGTCTTTGCAAGAGTTTGAACAAAGCGGATTTATACAAAACTGGTTCATTAAAAGCTATTTTTGACTCTTTAAAACCATCTGAAGACTGGGCAAGAATGGAGGTAAATATTCAGGCTGGCCAGAAGAAAGATGACGGCACATTTTACAGAGACAAGAATGCAATATTTACTTACATAGAAAAAACTGAACCATTTGTTAAACCAAATGTTGCGACGCAAGCACCTATTGACGAAGATATACCTTTTTAACCACATTGGGGAAAATTAAATGACAAAATTAACAATTGAAGATATAGATACTATTTTAGAATCCATTGATTTATGGGTGCATGAAGGGCAAGCTGCGTGTCTAATGGGTGACTTGCTAGTAGAGGCATTCTCTGCAACTACATCAAGCGATCATGGCAAACAAAAGCTTAAGCAAACACAGGAAAACTTTCATGCAGAGAGAGAGCTTAAAACTAAGGAGCGATACAATAAATCTATCGAACTTAAATATAAAGTAAGCCAGCTAAAGCAATTAATTAACAATACAATACAGTAGGTTTTTTATGAAACCCGATAAAATACGTGATATGCCATTTAATGACTACCATAAAAAATGGCGAGAAGACAATTGTGAAAAAGTATCTTCATACAACAAAAAGCATTATTACAAAAAGTATGCGTCAAAAGAAGGTATAGAAAAGCTTGAGGGTAAAATTACCAGGCTGAACAATCTTCTTGAAGACGCAAAAAAAACATTGGAGTTTGATTCTTACATCGAGAAAACGGAGAGAAAGAGCTATGTCTAATGAGTTAAGTTTTGAAGAGCTGAAGAGTCTTCATGGAAGAAAATGTATATTTACGGCTGCTTTCGATGGGTTACCTATATGTGCAACTATTGATCATTCAGCATGTTATGTAAAATCCATGGAATATATTTTTTTTCATTTAGAACATGGTGGCAAGGTTTACACTTACATTGCAAGAGATTTTGCGCATTCTTATGCGAAAAGAATGTTTTTAATCGATGACTTCAAGGTTCTCCCAAAGATGAAAAATTTAGAAGAATTGAAGGTTGGCGATTACATCCGACGCGATTACGAAGGTGGCAAAAGGAAAATATTGGCTATATCCGGAGAGGTTTTTTTCGTCTCTTCACCTGGAGACGAGATAGAATATAAAGGTGGCTTTACATTACCTGAGCTAATAAAATGCGGATATAGTGTGAGCGAATAATGAACAAAAAAACAATATTGAACCCAATCATCCGATACATAGAAAGCGAGCTTGCCTATTGCATTAGATACAGCCAAGCAATAGTCGACCCATCCGTCATTAAAGCATCGGAAGACAAGAGGGAAGCCAAGTATATTTGTAACAATCCGGATTATTGGTCGGGCAGAATCATAGGATTAAAGCAAATTTTGCTAATGATTAGGCTTGAAATACTTAATGATAAGCCGGAATGTATTACGGTTAGGGTTAATTCTAGGATGGTTGACTGATGGATATTGAAAACCACGTAACATCGCTCGAGCAATCAATGAAACTTAAAGAACTTGGGTTAAAGCAAGACTCTTTGTATGTTTGGACTTTTGGTAAATTCAACCACATTGAATTATTTTCTAGGAGTGATTTAGATAGCAGAATAAATGGGGGATGCGTATGTTATGAAAACATTGAGAATTATTCTATATCTTGCTCTGCATTTTTGCTTAGTGAGCTTGTTGAAATGCTTCATGAAGAGGATAGTTGTGACAATTATTGCAATTTAATAAACGCAGCTTATCATAGGGTTGAAAGATTGGCGGATTATGCGGGCGATTGCGAATGGCGCGAAAAATGGATGGCGAAGAATGAAAACCAAACTTAAGCCGTGTCCGTTTTGTGGAGAACCTGAAAGACTTGAACTCTTTTGTCGGAGCCAATACGCTGGCCTTTATTATGATAGCGCGATTAAATGTCTAGCATGTTGCGCGAAAGGGTCTACATATAGCAATCTAAACAAAGAAAATGCTGTAAACTATGCTATTGAAGCGTGGAATACAAGAGTGTCTTTAGGTGAGGCGGAAAAGCTTAATAAAGCTTGCGCATGGGCTGGCGTCAACCCTCCGCAGGATAATCTTGACGAGAAAATTATAGAGCTGGAATTAATAATTGATAGTAAAAATTAAAAAAGGAGGATTGAAATGATTGTATGCGATTGTTGCAAAACAGAACTTAAAACCAGAATGCTTTTTAAACTGGTGTATGATTTAGAGTCTTCCAAAGAAGAAAGAGACCTTTGCCCAGATTGTTATCGTCAAATCTTTAAAAGCATGCAGGATAAATGCAAAGAATTGCTCCAACCGTTTTTGAATCATCCGGAGATTAAGCAATGACAGCGTTTACAATTTATTTGTTTGGTTTAGCTGATACCGCGATAGTTTTTTTTGCTATTATTTTCTTTGTAAGTGCAATAGCAGCTATCCTTCTAGGTATTGGCTGTATGAATGAAGGTGGCTCGGTTAAAAAAGCGCATTGTGACGCATTTAAATTTTATTTAAAAATATCAGTCATTTTTGGGCTGCTTCTTGCCCTAATGCCATCAAAAACAACTTTGCTTCAAATGTGCATCATTCCCAAAATCGCAAACAACGAAATTGTAAAAGAATTACCAGAAGACATTCATAAGTGGATTTTGAAGCAGATTGAACCCGAGGTAAAACAAAATGAATGAGTTGATAGTGATTTTAGATTTAGCGGTTCTGGTCGCATTTTTTGTGCTTTTTGTTATGTTTCACACCGACAGCACTTACTTGAATAAGCTTATCTTGAAATCTATCGAGCTTAATGATGCGCGCTGGGCGTTGTTAAAAGAAATGTCGAGTAACGTTAATTTGAAGTTTAAAGAGGTTGATGCTGCGGTAGAGGCTTTGACAACATCAGTAAAAAAGGACGAGAGAAAATGAATGAGCTATTATTACTTGTTCCAATTACATTAAATTTCATAACGTTTGTTGTTATATTGTTCCTTGTAAACCGTGATAATGATTTTCACTTTGACAACCATAAAAGCTGCATGAGTTTTCTGAGAGAATCTGATAATCTAAATGTTAAGCGCTGGAATTTTTATCTTGAATTGAACGCTAAATTAATCGAAAGAATAGAATTGTTAGAAAGCAAAATCAGGAGTCGTGATGGAAATCAAGCCTAAAAAGCTTAGACAAATACGCGCGATTATTAAGCGTTCGAGGTTGCGATGTGGTTTATGCGACAAAATTCATTCTTTTGATATGCTTAATGATGAAACTAAACGCGCCTTGGCTGAATCATTGGCTGGGATTGGGTTGTCTAAACCTATGAGCGTAGAAGAGTTTTTTAAGAATTTGGATAATGAAGATGCTGACCTATGGCCTGAGCCAACCCCTGAGACTTTGAGCAATAGGTATACCTGCATACATGAAAATGATGGCGGCTATACTCTTATTCATAAGCGAATAGACGGGGCAATTTCTTACGGAGATACTTTTAAAGAAGCCTTAAATAACATGGCTGATGCTATAGAGCTGATCATAAACACACGCAAAGATTTCAGGAGTAGAGATGGTAAACGTGAGCCGATTGAGTAACATATTTATGCTATCCGTGCTAAGCAGCACTCTTGGCGCTTATTATTACATGTCTAATCATGATGATTCTTTGGTAGAATGGACTAAGCAAACGTTGCTAGTAGGGTTGCATTTAATGTGTTGTATGTTTGTATTTTCTTTCGCTAAAGAATTTGGGGCAACTATTATCACTCATGAGGCGCGAGAGAATAGCGATATT